GTCTGCCGTATTGTTCTGCGTGGCGGGCGCACTGCCGGTGCCGTCTGCTGCACCGCCCTCACCATCGAAAAGCTGCAGCAACATGGGCATCAATTTGTCTGTTCTCATAGGAACTCCTTTCTGTCCGTATCAGGTGGACGAACCCTTTACTCGCATAATAACAAAAGAGGGGGCGATCATGTCACCCCCCCTTTCAGCTTATTTTGATATGCCCCGGATAGCTATCGGCCAGTATTTCCATCCCGCACCGAAAAAAGGTAAACGCTGCCTGCACCGTACTCTCATTTGCCATCGGTGCGCAACGAATACACACATTTCCCGGAGAAATCTTGATCTGTGGTTCACACAGTAGAGCACCAGCTACATACGCCCTACGCACGACTTCTGCCAGCGTGCAGGTAAGGGCAGAAATAGCAGCGCATACCAGGTCATGATCCTGTTCGTTGCGTGGCGCATCGGCGTGGCCTTTCAGTTCTACGGCGCAAGCACCAATATGTACCGTAGTCATTATTCCGGACTCGTGCTTGTGGCTACTCTCTTGCGTGCCTGCGTTGCAAGAGAGTTGTCCTGGTATTTGTCTGTGTTACCTAAGCTGTCGCTGGCGGTCGGCGTTGTGTCCACCGACTGCGTGTCTGTCACCGCCGCACCACTCATTGCACCCGGTGTCATATCCTGACCGCTCATCAGATCTTGACCAGTCAACTGCTTGATGATCTCATTACTGGTGTTCAGTGCTTGTGTCATTTGCTGAATCGTTTGCCACATCGTACCGTTTTCCTGGACCCGCTGCACTATGCGGTCTTTGTGGTTAATATCCATCATATCCAGAAGTGCCAGTGCCTGATCTGCGTTCTGCGGGTTCAACACGCCCAGGTTGTACATCTGCACTGCCAGCTCATTTTGAGCCAGTTTACTGTAAGGGCTGGCCTTGCTGGCCGATACATCTACATCGAAGTTGGGCATTTGGTAATACTCATCGTCCGGAAACAGCGTTTCAATACGCCGCTCCTGCATATTCTGATTGGAGAAGGTCTCAAACGATACAGATCCATCCGCTCCGGTAATACGGAACACACGAGGCATATCGTAGAACTGCCGAATACGCTCGATCACCATCAAGATGATCTCCTTGTATGCCCGGTATGTGCCCTTGATTTGCCAGCGTGAAGTCTTGCTCCCGGCTTCCTGCATAGCGCTGATTGCACTGGCTGCCGTTACCCCGCTGCTTGTACCGCCGCTGGACACATCACGGTTGCCGCTGGTCTCCTTCATCTCGTCAATCTTGTGCATGAGCACATTATAGGCGTTGCCGTCTATGCCATTGATCACGATTGGCGCATAGGTGTCCTGGCCCACATTGTTACCCACCTTAATGAAATGCTTGGAAGTATCCGCGAAGTCGTCTTCGTTGATCTCGCCATCGTCACGCACCAAATAGCGCGGCACAGAGCTCCAGATCGCGTTTTCCAACATCGCCTGGGACAGTTTGTCAATATATTCCTGCGGCTCCTTACAGAGGTCCACATAGCCATATCCGGCAGGACTTCCGGCCACACGGAACAGCGGGTCAAACACAAAGGGATATTTGCCGTCAATATACAGTCCGGTATCCTTCCGTTCTGGGTCATTCTCAGTTGCATACAGCACTACACCGTTGCAGAACTTCACATAGTGCACCACATTCTTGCCGTCCACATTCACCTTGTAGTACCAGTCTACCACCTGACTGCGATTGCTCTTGTCCACCGTATCATCAAACTGGTACTCTGTTTGTATCACACTGTGCATAGAGGATAATCGGTCCTTCAGCTGCGGATACTGAGACACCAGTACATCGTTATTTGCAGAAGTGATATGAAACAGATTGGCCGAGTCTTGGATATTCTCAATCCCAGGCTCCCAAGCAAAATTCAGGATATCGCACTTTTTAACGCTCACATCGCCAAGGCCATTCAGCTTGTCCTGATCCCACACCACAGCGTATATGCCTGTACCGTTCAGGACCTTGGAGTGCACTGCCCGGTCAAACTCCTGTTCAAAGCCGTTCTCATCCAGCACCACCGGCACCACGGCAGACAACTGCTTGGCCGTCTCCTTGTCGCCTTCTTCCTGCGGCAGAATATTTGGCTCAGGGAAATTGTCCATATAGTCAGCGACCTTGTTATCCACGCAGGAATGCAGCCATGCAGACGCCGGCTTAATGCGCTTGTCACCCTCTTTGCCGTGATCCGACTTGAAGTTGCCCCAATGTCGCAGCTTCCACCAGTTTTGGTTGGCCACCACTCGGGCATCTACGGACGCCTTACCAGCCATGTACTTATTCAGCAGCTCCATAGCCCGCTGCACATCTTCTTCTGTAATCGTGTGCAGTTCTTCCTCTTCCGGCTCCTCGACTGACATTTCGTCCACCAACTGCTGCGCCTGTTTGATCGGGTCACCAGCAGCGGGCGCTACGGTATCTTCCGGCTTCTTTTGCGGTTCCGTCTGCCCCTGGGCGTGCTGCATAAATTCTTCCTTACTCGGCTTTTTCTTTTGCTTAGCCATAATCAATATCCTTTCTTCATTTGATCCAGAGGATCGTCTGCCAGCGCTCTGGCCGGTATCTTCCGCCTGGGCGGTATCTTCTGCAACATGGAGAAATAACGGAACTCATCCATTGCGTGGTCCTCAAGTTCCGTATTCAAGTCCTCCACCTTGTGTTCGTCATACATCATCATAGGGATGGTCCGGATGAAGTCCTTACAATTCTTGAACACATACATCATCGGGTACCCACGCTCATCAAACATCAGCCTGTAATGGCACTGCATCCACCCGGCTATGCGGGTGTTATCGCCGCGCTCAAAGTACACACCGTGTCTGTTTGCCGTCTCCGCAATTGAATACCCATCATCCTTGGCGAAGATAGCAGGGTCTGCTACGCCGGTAATATGCCGGCCCGCCAGCAGCGGGTCATGCGTTTCTATCTCTCTGATCTTCTGGAATACGATATCCGCCGGCAGTTTCAGTCCCTCGTTCGGTGAAGTGCAGCCGTACCATTCCTTAATGCGGTACACCACACCATCATATCCCTGAGCCCACCAGCCGCAAGAAAATGGCTTGCTGTACCCCCAGTCGAACGAGCGATACACCTTCCAGTCGGCAGGAATATCAAACGGATCTATCACATGGGTCCACCTACGGTCTGTATAGTGGTCCGGGTTATTCCGCCATTCCTCGAAGAACTGGCCAGAGAACACATTCCAGTCACCATACCGCCATGCCTGGCGTACCTTGGCAGGCAGCGCGTCCAACTGCTGAAGGTACTTTGGGCTGTTATCAAGCAGTATTTGATTGTCTGTCACCAGGGATTGTATGAACGAATAATCCTCCGGGTTCTCATTCTCATCGTACACCCGATCAATGAATAGTCGCTTGACCCACTGGTGACCAACACCACCAGGGTTGCAGGTAAGGTACATTCTTTTGGGATGGCTATTTGTACCACGCACACAAGCCCACAAAGTCTTGAACATATCCTCCGTGAACTGCGTGGCCTCATCCAGGTACATGATATCGCACTCCGTGCCTTGGAAGCGTCCCAGGTCCTTCTCTCGCTCCAAATAGCGAAACAATATGCGACTGCCATTAGGGAATGTGATCGTCTTCTTACTGTCGTTGTACACGGCCAGACGCCGGTGCCTATCCGGATGATAGCATTGCAACGCCCTGGTCAGTGGCACGATATGATTTTCCGTCAGCTCGGGATAAGTCTTGCGCACAATAATTTGCGTAATACCCGGGCAGGCGTAGCTCATCACCTTAGCCTTGCAGTCCACTACCCAGCTTTTGCCACCACCTCTGGCACCACCAAAGGCAACAACATTGTGGGTGTCTGTCAGGAACTCCACCTGCTTAGGCTGTGGCGTGCCCAGGTCCAACACTTCACTTGGCATACTTTTTCACCTCGTCTGACAACACCACCTGCACCTCTGGTACGCCTGCAGCTACGCTGTCGCTTTGGCTCTTCAGGTGCTCTATGCGCGCCTGCTGCTCCTGTCTGTCCAGATCGTCACGCACATTCAGAAGATCCTTTACATCCTTCAAGCTGGAAGCAATCTGTTTGGCGCCGGCACGGTCCACAGCCACACCTGGCACACGCACCACCTTGTACTCGCCGTCTTGATGCTCCACGGAGCACATTTCATTCAGCTCCTTTATGGCTTGGTCCAACTTATCCATAAGATCGTCCGCAAGGCAGTGCAGCCGCTCAACGCGCTTTACTTCCTGCTCCACAGACATGTCCATATATTTTTGTTCCACTTTGGCCCGGTAGTCGTTCCTCTGTTCCGTCCACTTCTCGTTAGCTGCCCTCTTACGCAGCGTGGACTGTGAACAGCTGTACTCGTCTGCCAGGGTCCGCAGGCTCTTACTGCCGGAGACATATTCACGCCTCACCCTATTCCAGTCCACTTGATCACCTCACTATGATTTAGCATAACAAAAAGAGGGTGACTTTCGTCACCCCCCCGATGATACCATTGCTATGCGTCATCGTGCAGCTGTGCCAGCGGACAGCCTTTCCAGCAGTAAGAGGTGCAGAATGACCGCATGTGTTCATCTTTTTTGACCTTAGACCGGAATACCACACGCAGCCCGGAACTATCATACACTGCCGGTGCACAGTTGATCTGTACCGTCTCCTGGCTGTCATAGTAAGGACAGATAACCTTGGCATCTCCGTAGCTCTTCTGCTTTGACTTTGACATTGGGTGCCTCCTTAGCGACCTGTACTCCCGAACCCGCCATTTCCGCGTTCGGTGTCCGCCAACTTGTCCACCAGCACCAGATCCGGAGTGTCGATATTGACCACCACCAGCTGGCTGATCTTGTCCCCACGGCATACAGAATAATCCATACCGCTGTGGTTGTACAGCTTGACGGCAATACTTCCGGTGTAGCCCACATCAATCACACCCTCACTGGTGATTCCGTATTTCACATTCAGTCCACTCTTTGACTTCAAAAAGCCTGCGGTATTTGGTGTCAACTCAATATGTATCCCGGTGTCAATGGTCACCGCTCCATGTGCAGGAATTACCGTGTCCACCGGTGATAGCAGATCAAGCCCTGCGTCCGTGTCGTGCGCTCGTACAGGCATTAACGCCTGTTTGTCCAGTTGAATGTTCATTCGTCGTCCTCCTCATAGATGATTTCCAATCCATAGGCCACCGCTGCGGCGTGTTCAATCTGACAACCCCTTGCCTGTTTCCAGCCACGGCAGAAGTAAGCAGCGTGGCACTTGCTCATGTTCTCCAGCGACTTGGCAAGGAAGCACAGCGGGATATTGACTACGCCTCGCTCTTCCATTGCTTTGTCGCTATACCACTCGTCAGTGAACAGCGTGTTTACGACTTCGTAGCCTCTTTCCTTAAACACCCGGATTACTTGCTCTCTTGTAGCGATAATCCCCGCTTCACTCTTTCCAGCCATCGGCTGGCTCAACATTGCTTTCTTCATATAGTTAATCTCCCATTTTTATTTGTTCATAATCACTTTTAACTACTGTTCTTGGCTTATACTCTGCAAAATTTCCGTTCTCATCTTGCCTAAATATATCTGCGTTCAAAAATTCAAAATGTTTACATTTGTTAGGTCTTTTTGCTTTAACAGCTTTGTAAAACCTACCTGCACCATTATTTCCGCAAAGAGCATTTGCTGTACAAATGAAATCGGTACACTCGCCGTTATAATCAAGAGCATTTGCACAATATCTGCAATACTGATTTTTAGGTTGTTCCATTGTTAAGCTCCATTAGCTTCGATTCTGCTTCCTCTTTGGTAAGAAATATTTTTTCACCAAACTCGTTGTAATATTTTAATACGAAATCTTTATCTGCGACTATCTCGATAATTTCGATACATTTCGCAGGTCTAAAACCATAACGAGTTTTTTGACAACTCGGATAATCACCCATACCGCCCTCATAATAGTGTTCACAGTCAGCACATAATTCATTATCTACAATGTCATCAAGACAATATACTGTTTCGCCAACCTTACAAGGCAATTCAACATACTTTTCTTTGTCATTTCTGAATGGGCAGTTTTTCCATTTACTATAAATCCGTCTTTTTGTATGGAATGCACCATACATTTTGCACACATCAAAATGTGTGCAATCTTTACAATCCATATAAATACCCTCCATAATTATCTTGTACCCAAGCATAAAACGGACTTGCTTTTCGCATAGCTTTACGAAGCTCACTACGCATTATCCTTTGTTGCTCTTTTTTGCCTACTCTCTTTTCAGGCGGTATATACTCATACTTTTTTCTATGTGTTCCTGCTTTCATTCTTCCACCTCGCTATTGAGCCAATATACAACCCCATGAATACATAAACCATGACAAGGTAATTCCTTGTATATGCAATAATCACAAATGGTGTTTGATTTATACCCATTATTTATAGCGTTTGCCATTTCATCAATGCTCATATTTTTGATTTTTTCGTAGTTTGTCATTCTCCGACCTCACTATTAAGCCACTCTTTTATACCTTTGCAACACTTGATAAAATTACCGCTATCTCCTGTACATCTTCTGTCATTGCAAGGATAGCAAGGAACATTGCCTATGTGATTGATTTCCCTTGCCATTTCATCAATACTCATATTTTTTATTCGCTCGTAATTTGTCATTCCCTTTCTCTCCCATTCTCGCAGCTGTACTGCCCCCTGTGTATCGTCTTTCCGTCCGGTGCCAGGTGTTTGCGGCAGCCGTATTCATTGCTGCCCAGATTGCGGCCATACCGGCAGCGATCACAGCGCACATAGAATGCACATTGTTCAGCCATCTGTCCGTGTCCTCCAGTTCCGCAGCTCGACCTCCACATAGCCATCCAAGTCATAGGTCTTGAGCACTTGCAGCTCCACAACCTGCTTGTCATCCGGGTAGGCCAGGCCGTTCAATGCGTCCAGCACGATCTTGGCGATGTTGTCCGTGTCCGGCTTTTTGGTAGGCAGCACCCTGCCGGCCATCATCTCCACCTTGCGCTTTTTGCTGGCGCTCTTAGGAATGCCAAACGCCGCAATGATTGTTGCACTGACAGGCTCATCCACAGCAAAGGCCATCCGGTCACCGTATGCCTGCCGGTAGCAGAATCGCACCTCGTCCTCGTAGTCCTTGGTCTTCCTGGGCGTATATGTAGCAATATGGTCACCCCGGCGCACAGCCCGGTGCCGTCCCTTGCCCTGTGGCTCTCCCAGTATCGTCAATCGTACCATCATCTTGCTGTCACCAGCCTTTCATAGATCTGCTGGGCCATTGCTGCCGTGGCCAGCTCTT